ATGGAAACTTTAAAATAAAAGGAAATAACTAAAATGGATTTAAACGGTATAAATACACAAAATAACTCCGCAGCAATCCGAGCAACTATTTACTCTGGTGTTTTGCGGACTCAATTGGAACCGGAATTGATTGCCATGAACTATGTAGATGTCATTCGTGACTTCCCTGATGGTGATAAATGGCAAGATGTTGAAATCGGTTCTGCAACTATTCATGATTATGTCGAAGGAACTGATGTAACCTTTGATGGTTTGGCAATCGGTACTCGTGACTTTGAAATCAATCGTTACTTGTATTCTGGCCACTTCATCACAGAAAAGTTCTCGCAAGATGCTTACTTGGCTGCTCAAATCGCTGCTAAGATCCCTGCGATCGAATCTCGTGCAATCATGGCTAAATTGGAAAAAGACATCTTCGCTTTGGAAGCAGAATGTCAAACTCCGAGCGATGACAATGATGTTGATGGATATCGTCATCGTTTCGTTGCTGGTTATGTAGATGGCAGCACTGGAGATGTCCCGGGTACAATTACTCCTGCTGATATCTCTTATGGTGTCGCTGCATTGGATGCTTTGTTGTACACAGGCCCGAAGGTAATGATTGTCCCGTCTTTCCAACAACACTTGATTGGAACTTTTGGCGACTTGGCAAAATTGTCCTTCAACCCGAAATGGGAAGGTATTGTTCGTGAAGGTGCTGTTTCTGGCATTCACTTTGCTTTCAGTATCTATGGCGTTGACGTTTATGTTTCTAACTTCTTGCCGAAAGTTGCTTCAGAAACTATCGAAATGTCAGAAGGCTCAGCAACGAAGACTGTTGCAGATGGTGCAGTAGCTTTGATGTTTGCTAATATTCCTGATCGTAGACCGTTCCGTATGGCTTGGCGTATGATGCCGAAGTTCGAAGGACGTTGGGTAATGGAAAAGAGACGTGAAGAATACTTGACAGTTGGCCGTTATGGTGTTGGTGCAGGTGATACTAAGAACTTAATTGGTATCGTTTGCAAATCTACTCCGGCTACGACAGTTTCTTAATATTTGTGAAAGGAGAATACAAATATGTCAAAATATGTTTCTGATTTCGGTGTAGGTATCTTTATCGGTACAGATGAAGTTATCAACAAAAACAAATCTTCTTCATTGTTAACGTATGGTGCAGTCTCTCAATTGATTGTCCCTGTACAAGTTGTTGAAGGTGATTTGGCTCCTTGTGCTAATGGTGCTGATGATGTTGTATTCGGCCGTGGTATTGCTAAAATCCCAGCTGGTGCAGTCATTAAAGCTTGCTACTTAGTCATTCGTGGAGCTGCTGCTGCTTCTTCAACAATCGATGTTGGTACTTATAAAAAAGATGGTACTGCTATCGATGCTGATGGTTTATTAGACGGTGCTGCTACAGATGCAGAAGGCTTGGTAGATACGACAGCTGGTGCCTTAGTTGGTACTAAAGTTGCTGTTGATAGCTACATTGGTGTAACTGGTACTGCTTCAGATTTTGCTGATGCTGATATCGACATCGTTGTAGAATTTATCTAAGACTACAGGAGAGCTCTGACAATGTTGGGGCTCTCCACGATCTTTTAAAGAGGTTTAAAATGGCTACTTCAAACGTTATTGCTCACAAGAATTTAACAGATCCTCAACTGCATGAACCTAAAGGTGTGTATGCAGCTAATGAAGGAACTGTGTACATTGCTAATGGTGCTGGTTCAGGTGCCTGGCAAGCTTTACCTTTCTCAGATTTAAACTACTCTGCACAAGCTGTAACAGCTTACTCTTATGCTTTAATTGATATTGACACATCCACAGACAATCCTGATTATGTTCCTGATGTAGACTTTTCAGTGTTAACTCCTATTGCTAATGAAACAGTTTCTGATGCTAGCTCCTTTGAAGGATGCAATAAGAACGTTAAAGAAGTTGGCTTAGAAGTGTCACAATTACGTGCAGATTTTAAGAAAGCAGTTGCAAACATGGACAGCTTAAAAGGTGCTTTCGATGAGCTGAGAACTAACTTAATCTCTTCAGGAATTATTATAGCTCCTACTCCATAGACTTATAAAGGGGAATACAATGGCTTCTAAAACAAAACTCAATAAACTGATACAGCTCTCTAATAATGAAGAGGCTGCTATAGCTGCTATAAACAAGAATGTTGATATCTTAAATGATGTCATTAACGACTATGTCTCAAGAACTGGAAGAGTTGCTACACAAATGCTTACAACTCTTGATATGGGCTCCAAGAGAATTATCAACGTTGGAACTCCTGTAGATGATTTAGATGTAGTACGTTATAAGGATGTTAAAGATGCTATCGAACAATTACAGAGAGTTGAAGAGTATACTCAAGAAGCTATTAACGCAGCTACTCGTGCACAATCTTCTGCTACTGATGCTCATAATTCTGCTGTTTCTGCTTCTAACTCAGAAGCTGCTGTAGGACTGATGTATCAAACTCTTTTAGAGAACCCTGCAATTAGTTTCTTATACACTCACTGGAGCATTGTTAACAGTATCTACACAAACTTCTCAGTGCTTCAAGCAATATATGATGACTTAACTGCTATTAACGCTGTTTACAATGACTTAACAGCTATTGATGCAGTGTATGCAGACTTAGCTACGATTGATGCAGTATACGCAGACTTAAGCAATATTGATTATGTTGCTGCTAACCTTGATAAGCTTGTATGGAACCTTTCAACAGAAACTAATGCTTTAACAATCTTTGGTACTCCTACAACTTATACAGGTAACATTAACATTGGTCTTCAAACAGAGGCTAGTGACTATGCTTGCGTTGCTATTGGTCCTGTTGCTAAGGCTACTGGAGGCTACAACGTTGCTTTAGGTTCTTATTCGACTGCTTCAGGAAACCATGCACTTGCTATTGGTGCTGGAATGAATGCTAACAGTGGTGCTAGAGCTACTGGAGATTATAGTATCCAGCTTGGAAATGGTTTAAACAGTACTGCTAACACTTTCTCAGTGGGTTTAAGTTCAAGCAACAATTATCAGCTCTTAAAGAGCGATGGTGCTATTCCTTTTGACAGACTTAAAGAGATTATGATAGAGGGCTTATCAGCACCTTCTACAGCTACAGTAGGCTTTGTAAGTCAACTTTACAGAAACACTAATACGGGCAAGATTTATGTCTGTGTAGGTGCTTCTGGGGGTGTTTATACTTGGCAAGAAGTTGGAACAGGTGGTGGTGGAGGCGGTGGTGGCACTGCTGAAGCTTACGACTGCCCTGCAATAACATCTGTTGGAGGTGTTTGTACGTGGACAATCAGTCACACAATGGACTCCAGAGATATTCAGGTATCTGTTTATGATACTACAAACTATACAGATGCTCAATGTAATATCACTAGACCCACAGCAAATTCTGTTGTTGTGACTTTTCTCTCCTCTTCTGATATTACAGCAGGGGCTTATAGAGTAGTTCTGTTAGCTTCTTCAGCTTATGGATTAGCTCCACCAGCCATTAAAGATTGCTCTGATGTATTGTTGACAAGTGTTGCTAATGGTGACCTTTTAAAATACGACAGCTCTGCACAGAAATGGAAGAATACAAAGTCTTTAGGAGATGTTACTCTTGGAACTGTTACAGCTACTTCTTTAACTTCTTCAACATCTTCTTTAGGTGCTGCTACAGCTGCTACACCAACAGCATCAGACAACTCTACAAAGGTTGCTACAACAGCTTATGTCCAAAGCAGGGTTTGCACAACAAAAGCCACAACAACATCAACTGCTTCAGCTAATGCTCCTGCTTATGTTGTAGAAAACTATAAGAATGACACAGAATGGTATAGAGTGTGGTCTGATGGCTGGATTGAACAAGGTGGATATATTTCTTCAAACACAACTATAACATACTTAAAACCTTTCTCTGACACAAACTATAGCATAAGACTTACAGACAAAACTTATACAGTAAATGGAAATCAAAAGACAACAATAGCATCTTATTCTTCAACACAACTTGTATTATCTTCACAAAATCAAACAGGTTGCTGGTGGAGTTGTTGCGGATATTAGAAAGGAGCAAAAATGGCTGAAGAATTTTATATTGGAGAAGTTTTTGAAGGTGTTTATCCACCAGAAGCTGCTATATGGTGCAATGAAAACAATGCGACTATTGTAATCAACCAAGACAACAAATACGAGATTGTCGAAGTTCCAGAACACATAGAAACTTTAGAAGAAAAGCTCATAAGACTTGAAACGGAATACCAAATGCCTAGGTATGTTCGTGAGGGTATTTTAGCTGTTGGAAGTCCTTATAGTGATTTTGCAAAGGCTCGTGCACAAGAACTTGAAGATATAGCAGAACAAATTAGAAGGGGGTCATAATGGCAGACTTAAATTCACCTATAACAACTAATGATATAATTCAAAAAGTAAATGAGAGTGCTTTACCAGACCAAACAGGGCATACTGGTGATTTCTTAAAGAGTGGTTCTGATGGTCTTGAATGGGACTCTGTAGATGCTCTCCCATCTCAAACGGGTCAGTCAGGAAAGTTCTTAACAACAGATGGAACAGATCTTAGTTGGAATTTGGACCTTGTAGAAAAGCTCTCCACAATACCTGTGACACCAGATGGAAGTGATGTTGGTCGAGTGGTTATGTACACAGGGGAAAACACCGCTAGCTATGAACACGGATATGTTTATGAATGTAAACAAGCTGAACCAGTCTATACAGCATCGATTACTTTCAGTCCGGATAAATACGACCATGATGATAGCGTTTGCGACTTGATGGACTTTTTGCAAATGTTTACACCGGATTATTTAGATGCGGCTAGTGGTACTATTCAATTCCACGAGGGAAACGAGGATGAAGAGGATTGGGAAGAAAATGAATACATATTTACCTGTAAGGATGCTGACAATAATACCTTATTTAGTGAAGCTTTTGCTGAATCCGAGTTTTATGACAGCTACGGTTTTTCTCCAAGAACAACGTTGACAGATGGCGAGGTTGTCAATTTCACAATCACAATTGAAGAAGATGATGAGAACTATTATTGGGAAAGAATTGATGTACAGCCTGCACCGGTTGTTTCTGACACCTTAGCAAGCTTAACAGACACTAGCATACAAGACCCGCAAGACAGTGATATTTTAAGATACAACTATGACGACCAAAAGTGGGAAAACAGACCGTTGTCGTCTATTTTTGGGCATACAATCATAACGTTAGATGCTAATGCTTGGGATGGGAACAACGAGCAATCTATTTATGTTCCTGAAATGACAGGTGCGAGTATTGTTTGGGTAAGCCCTGATTTAGGTTCGACTGAGGACTATGCAGCGGCAGGGGTTCAATGTTCAGGTCAAAGCATAGAAGAATTGACGTTTCTTTGCGATACAGTCCCTGCAAACAATATAGATGTACAAGTGGTATTTACAAAAGGTTAAGGAGAAAGAATATGCCGATAATCAATTCAGTTATTAAAGGTGCTGGTGGTGGGCAGACTGTAACGTGTTTAGACAGGTCTGCTGGTAGTGCTGTTGATGATAAGGTTCTGATAAATCCCTATAGTGAAGACCCAGTAGGAAGCATGATACCTTCTGACATAAATGTAAGTTCTTGGACATATTATAGAGAGGCATCTGCTTCTTCATCAACAACAAACGCAGGTAGCTTATATAATACTTATTTTTCTGCTACGAACACTCTTTATGGTGGAAGAGATGCTTACAGAGAGGTTCAATCTAATGTGCCACAAGTCCCTTGGATAACCTATGATGACGAAACAGGTCAATTTACATCAAATAAGACAGCTTTTCCAATAGCTGCACAAGGGACTGGTTCCTATTATAAAATACAATCAAACGGGTTTTATAATATAAGTCTTTACTTTGTAAGCAGCACAAATATAGGGATGACCTATTATAACACTGTAACAGAACAATATGTGTTTGCGAATGTTACTACTGATGTAAACGTTAGTACTACATCAAGTGTTGGAGCTTGTTGGAGTTATGATGGTAAGTATCTATTCTTATACCACCCAAATGCAACAGGGACTACAAATAGATTCGATGTGTTTCAAGTAAACAAAGATAACTCAACTGGAGAAAT